ACCGCGAAGCAGGAAGCATTCCTCGCAGGGTTGATACGTGGGCAGTCCCAATACGAGGCATATTGTGCGGCGTACAGTGCGGAGGGCATGAAGCGGTCCGCGATTGACACAGAGGCATGGCGACTGGCTGGTCACCCGGAGATCGCCCGGAGACTACATGCCCATCAGGGGTCTGTGGAGAGGGCTGCACAAGCCTCTGCCCTCTCTCGAAGGCGGCTGGTGCTGGAGCGGCTGGAACATGAAGCGACGAACGCGGAGAGCGACAGCGCCAGAGTGAGGGCGCTCGAACTGCTGGGCAAGACCCATGACGTTGGTCTGTTCGTCGAGCGGATCGAAACCGATAACACTGAGCGGACGCCGGACGAATTGCGGACAGAACTTCAAGCACGGCTGACGGCACTGCTCGGGGCCAAGGACTGAGGCCAAGGCGCAGTGCCTACGTCAGGCAGTGAGCCTTCGAGTTAAAAATAACCCGGCGCTTGACTGGTCAGGAAAAGGTCGGGGGGCGCACCCCATATAGCCACACTATCGGCACCGGGCCGGGGGGCGGGGGACGGGGGGGACCCTATGTGTTGTGCGCGACCCGGCGGCACTACACACTAATCTGCACAAATAACCACAGAATTTTGACAGCGAAGAGGGGGGTACCCCTTTTTGGGTCCCTACGAGCTTCAATTATATTTTTGCAAAAAAATAGGGTCCACCCATTACGGAGGACCCTTGAGTTTAGGAGAAACACCATGATTTTGGGGCTTCACAGGGAATCAAACTAAATCAACAACACTAGTTGTATACTAGTTTCTAGTACTAGTCAAGAGCTAGTTCTAGGCTAGAGCTAGGTCTAGCCTATATTTTATATTTTAGTCTAGACTAAGCTATTCTAGGCTAGTATAACGCTCCCAGTGCGTTCAAACTTTGTTCACATGGGGGTGACATGGCTAAAAAAGTTGATCGGGTTCCTGTTGACCGGATAAAAAAGAAAACGACCATAGGTGCGAGTGTTCGGACTCGCCCAAAGAGTCGTCAGCAGAAATTAAATTTCAAAAAGTACCGTGGTCAGGGCCGATGAGAGACATACTCATGAACACGCGGCTCCCCTTTCCTCATTTCAAAATATATCGGGACCTGAAAGAGGATTTCGAGGGGGACTTTTTCCGATTTGCTGCTGAATGTCGGAACAAGGTCGTGTATCTCGCCTCTCCCTACAAATCTCAACTGCCCTTCCAGCCCTCTGGGGGCGTCTCTAGGTACGTCTCTGACATTCGGGCTACCCAAGTGACCATATTCACCGACTGGCTGCTGAACGCGGGGATATGGGCGTTCTCGCCTATAGTCTATGGCCGGGGTGTAGAGAGAGTTGTACCCGAGCATCCCAAGGAATGGTGGATGAGGCGTGATGCTGAGTTTTTCAAGAATGCCGATGTGATGGCAGTGGCTGCCCTTACGGGTTGGCAAGACAGTCCCGGCGTTGCTGAAGAGATAGGATGGGCCGTCACCAGCAGTAAGCCTGTCTACATTCTAGAATTGGAGGGTGAGTGGTTTGACAAAACGACAACAGCAGGTTCTGAGCTTCGTGAGAAAATTCTGGGAGAAAAATAACCACTCGCCTTCGTACAGGGAGATAGCAAATGGGATGGGAACGCATCCATCTAATGCTTACAGAATTATACGTTCGCTCACAGACGATGGATTTCTCTATACCCCTCCGGGTCGTGCGAGGAGTATTTACCCGCCTGAAGTCTGGGCATCGTTAAGGGGCAAGTCTTGAGGCCCCTCTATCAGACAGATAATGATGCAAAGCATGAGGTCAAAGTTGTTGACGCCTTTCACAAACAGTTTGTTGTTTGGACGGTGGACGATAAAAGCACAGGCGAAGACGGCAAGCGTGAAAAGGGTCATGTACTATTTGATCAGACAGGGAAGACTGTTTCATATGATTTTGTAATGAAGAAGCCCCTTTTCGTGAGGCTTGATTCAGGAGGCGTTATTCGTGTGCCGGATAGCGAACCTCTTGCACTTGTCGAAGTCAAAAAAAGAAAGCCGCGATACGGTGATTATGCGACCTACAAGCTCTCGAAGATGAAGTGCGATGCTCTGATCAATCTTTCAGAGAAAAAGAATGTACCCGCATTTCTTGTAGTTGGATGGCAAGACAGGGCTGGGTGGATGTATATAAACGCTCCCAAAAGTTCCCCTGCCTACGAAAAGTATTGGCTCAGTGATGATCGTGCAGAAAAAAAGAGCTTGAAGAGCCTGATCTCCAGCGGAGAGGTGAGCACCGAAGCATGGGGGCGATACGACCGCAACGACCCTCAGGACATTGAACTCGCATATGAATGGTCTAATTCAAATTTTGTGACGTTCAACTACTGATGTCTTCTTGGGTTCTTTAGCATTGAATTATATCGACCTTCATATATTATATGATCGTTCCATCTTTATGGTGGGCCGGTGCCGGGGTGCCCGATACCCGTGCAAGTTCCCCTTTACGCACCGGGAAAGGGCGCTTCTTGCGTCCTTTCCTTTTTGAGGAGCGTAGTAGATGGATGCACAGCTTCAAAACTATCTTAGTCAGGTTTCTTCACTACCGCATGAAGAACAGGCAGAGATACTTCGCCTGTTGCAGGATTTAGACTCAGCGACAAAACGCGAGTCCGCACAAAACGAGTATCTAAAATTTGTTCGACAGATGTGGCCTGCCTTTATTGGTGGCAGCCATCATGAGATTATGGCTAAAGCATTTGAGCGTGTTTGTAATGGCGAACTAAAACGCCTGATCATCAACATGCCTCCCCGACATACCAAATCTGAATTTGCCAGCTATCTGCTTCCGGCATGGTTCTTGGGCAGATACCCCGAGAAGAAAGTTATTCAAACTGCCCACACAGCAGAACTCGCTGTTGGCTTTGGCCGAAAAGTCCGAAACCTCGTGGGCGACGATGACTTCAAGTCAGTCTTCAAGGATGTCGCTCTGCGTCAGGATTCAAAGGCGGCGGGTCGTTGGAACACCAACAAAGGGGGAGAGTACTTCGCTATTGGTGTTGGTGGTGCTGTGACTGGTAAAGGCGCTGATCTTCTAATCATCGACGATCCGCACAGTGAACAAGAAGCGAGATCGCCTGATGCTTCTGTGTTTGACCCTGTGTACGAGTGGTACACATCAGGACCTCGCCAGCGATTACAGCCGGGTGGCGCAATCGTAATTGTTATGACCCGATGGCACCAAAGAGATTTGGCTGGTCAGATACTAAAAGCATCCCAGCAAAGAGACGGCAGTGATGAGTGGGAGGTCATTCAGCTTCCCGCAATCATGCCATCTGGTAATCCTCTTTGGCCTGAGTTTTGGTCTAAGGAAGAATTAGAAAAGCTGAAAGCGGAACTTCCTTCTTCCAAGTGGTCTGCCCAGTACCAGCAAGACCCGACTGCGGAAGAGAACGCGATCATCAAGAGAGAATGGTGGAGGCCTTGGGAGCATAAGAATCCACCTAATTGTGAGTTTGTAATCCAGTCTTGGGACACGGCTTTTCTCAAACACGAACGCGCTGACTATTCAGCATGTACTACGTGGGGTGTTTTTTACGATGAGGATGATGGCGCTAACATTATTCTTTTAGACGCCTTCAAAGAAAGAATGGAGTTCCCGGAACTTAAAAGCGTAGCGTATAAGATGTACAACGAGTGGGAGCCTGACGCCTGTATCGTAGAGGCAAAAGCAGCGGGTACTCCTCTGATATTCGAGTTACGCCAAATGGGTATGCCCATTGGTGAGTTCACTCCCTCGCGTGGCAATGATAAGATTGCACGAGTAAACGCAGTAAGTGATCTTTTTGCATCTGGCGTGGTTTGGACACCTCAAACTTCTTGGGCCGAAGAAGTGATCGAAGAGTTTGCTGCTTTCCCGGTGGGCGCTCATGATGACTTGGTTGATAGCAGCACTCAGGCTTTATTGAGGTTTAGGCAGGGGGGCTTTGTCCGAGTAGACTCCGATGAAGACGACGAGTTCATCCCGCGCATGAAGGCAGATTACTATTGAGCAATAAATCTGCCTTAACTAGTATTGATCCCTAAAGGATAAATTTATGGCTATTGAAAAAAAACTTGAAGAGAGCGAAATCGAATTAATGGACCCTGACACCAACGCTCAAGAAGTTGAGGTTGCGATTGTCAATCCTGAAGCAGTTGCCATTTCCACCGAAGAGGGTGGCGTAATTATTGATTTCGATCCTCAGACTGAAGACATACTACCGCAGGATCACGATTCTAACCTCGCAGAGCACATGGAGGAAGACGAGCTTCGGTCACTTGCCTCTAATCTTATTGGAGATTTTGAATCTGACAAAGACTCGCGTTCTGATTGGGCGAAAACATATGTCGAGGGGTTAGACCTACTCGGTTTGAACATTGATGACAGGACAACACCTTGGCCGGGTGCTTGTGGTGTGTATCATCCAATTCTTACTGAAGCGATTGTGCGCTTTCAGTCTCAGGCGATTATGGAAGTGTTTCCAGCCTCAGGTCCGGTAAAAACAAAAATTCTCGGCAAGATGACCGATGAGAAAGAAAAACAGTCCCATCGAGTGCGGGACTACATGAATTTTCTTTTGACAGACAAAATGACTGAGTACAGGCCAGAGATGGAGCAGTTACTCTTCAGCCTCCCTCTAGCCGGTTCTGCGTTCAAAAAAGTTTATTACGATGCTTCTATGGGGCGCATATGTACGTCTTTCGTTCCCGCAGAAGATTTTGTTGTTAGCTACGGGGCGTCTGATCTTCTGACCGCAGAGCGGTACACGCACATCATGCGGAAGACATCAAACGAGATCAGGAAGTTGCAGGTAGCGGGTCTTTACCGCGAGATGAAGATTGGCAACGCTCCTGACTTTGATACTGACATTCAGGAAAAGTACGACGAGCTAGAGGGAGAAAGCTCAACAGGAAGCTCAGATACCCGTCATCAGGTTCTTGAAATTCATGTCGATCTTGACCTTTCGGGGTATGAGGATGTTGGGGAAGATGGAGAACCAACTGAAATCGCGCTTCCTTACGTTGTAACTATTCTTCGATCAAATAATGAAATCCTGTCCATTCGCCGCAACTGGTACGAGGATGACGAGCAGAAAACCAAGCGTATGCACTTTGTGCATTATCAGTATATGCCGGGTCTTGGGTTCTACGGCTTTGGTCTAATCCATTTAATTGGAGGTATCGCAAAAAGTGCAACATCTCTCATGCGTCAGCTTATTGACGCTGGTACTCTTGCAAACCTTCCGGGCGGCCTGAAGTCTCGCGGACTCAGAATCAAAGGCGACGATACGCCAATTATGCCGGGTGAGTTCCGTGACGTTGACGTTCCCGGCGGTGCCATTAAGGACAACATAACTTTCCTTCCGTACAAAGAACCCAGTAATGTCCTGCACCAGATGCTTGGTGAGCTTGTCGAAGAGGGTCGCCGTTTCGCATCTCTGACCGATCTAAAGCTGGCAGACATGAAGCAAGATGCTCCTGTCGGAACAACGCTTGCTCTTATTGAGCGGTCAATGAAAGTTATGACTGCAATTCAGGCCCGACTTCATGCTTCTATGAAGCGTGAGTTTGTGCTCATTTCTGATCTTGTTCATGACTTTGGGGCAGACCAGAACTATGAGTACGAGTCAGATGATGACGTAGTTAAAGCGGAGGATTTTGACGGTAGGTTGGACATTATTCCTGTCAGCGATCCCAACGCATCCACCATGAGCCAGAGGATTATGCAGTATCAGGCTGCGTTGCAGCTATCTCAGCAAGCGCCACAGATGTATGATCTTCCTGAGCTTCATCGCCAGATGCTTGATGTGTTGGGCATCCAAGACGCGGATTCAATTATTCCCTTGTCCGAGGATGCTACCCCGCGTGATCCAGTCTCTGAGAATATGGACGTATTGAACGGCAAACCACTTAAAGCGTTCTCTTATCAAGATCACGATTCTCATATTCAAATTCATATGAATGCAATTCAAGACCCGAAGATACAACAGCTTGTTGGTCAAAGCCCTATGGCGGGAACGATACAGGCAGCTATGGCAGCCCACATTCAAGAGCATCTCGGCTACAAGTATCGCAGAGAAATCGAGAAAGAGCTTGGTGTAGAATTGCCGCCTGAGAACGAGCCGCTTCCAGAGGATGTTGAAGTCAAGTTGTCTCGTCTTGTGGCTGAAGCGTCTGATCGACTGTTCCGCAAAGATGTTATGGAAGAGCAAATGCGAGAGAATCAGGAAAAACTTAATGATCCTGTATTCCAGTTGCAGCAGCAAGAGCTTCAGCTTGAAGCGGCTGATCTTGAGCGTAAGGCTCAGACCGATACAGCCCGGATGGTAGCTAAGATGAAAGAAGCTCAGATGCGTCAGGAGACGGAGCTTATCAGAATCAAGTCTCAAGAAAGAATGGAAGGTGCGCGTTTAGGCGTTCAAATAGCGCAAGAATCTCTTGAGTCTCAGCAGCGTAAGGAAGACGCCAGCAAAAAACAGGTTCTGGATACTGCAAAAATTCTTGCTGATGTCGGAAAAAACTTGATGGGGCCGAATAATAGCAATACAAATAACTCAGGTTAAAAATAACCTGAGGGTGCGAATTGGCGATCATTGAAAATGTTTATGAGGTTTTTCAAAAAAACCTTAGGTCTTCGATGAATGAGAAGGCCGACTTCTTGGCTACCGGTGGTGCGCGTAGCTTTGAAGAGTACCACAAGATTGTGGGCGTAATAGAGGGACTTGCCTTGGCAGAGAGAGAGCTTCTTGATCTGTTTGAGGCCTTGCGTAAAGGAGAAGAAGATGAGTAAAGAAAAAGTTGTAGAACTGGACGAGGCCCGAAAAGCAAAGGCTTTGCCAGAGCCTGTTGGCTACAGAATTTTAATTGCGATACCAGAAAAAGAACAGAAAACCGAAGGCGGTGTTTTGTTGCCTGAAGATACGCGAAAGCGTGAAGAGGCAGCAAGCATGGTCGGGATGGTTTTGAAAATAGGGCCTGACGCTTATAAAGATACCGAAAGGTTTCCGAACGGCCCTTGGTGCAAGGAGGGTGACTTTATTCTCATGCGCTCTTACTCAGGAACACGAATAGAAATTCATGGGCAAGAGTTCAGAGTTATAAATGATGACTCCGTTGAGGCTGTTGTTGAAGACCCAAGGGGGATCAAAAAGGTATGAGCGATCAAAATTTAGCGGAAGACCAAGTCGAGCAGTTAGAGGTTGATTTAGATATCGACCCAGATGCCGTTGAGGTCGAAGTAGTAGACGACACTCCTGAAGTGGATCGGAATCGTCCAGTCAGGGCGGATGGCTCTGAAGAATCTGAAGAAGGTGATTTGGAAGAGGGTCAACTTAGTCAACGTATTCAAAAGCGTATTGGAAAGTTGCGCTATGAGTACAATGAAGAGCGGCGAGAAAAAGAACGCTTCCAGAGAGAAAACAGTGAAGCCGTTAACTACGCCAAACAAATTCAAAGCGAAAATGAGTCGTTAAAAAATCAACACTCTGAGTTAAGGCGTCTCCTGTATGATCAGGTCGCGGCCAAGACCGACAGTGAGATTGAAGGTGCTAAACGGCAATATCGAGAGGCTTATGAGACGGGGGACACGGATGCCGTTGTCACCGCCCAGTCTGAACTGAGCAGACTTCATGCAGAGAGGGTTCGCTATTCTTCTGAAGCAGATGCTTTTCAGCAGCCTGTCCCGTCTGAGGCTCAACAACAGCCACAGCCAGCACAGCAGATTCAACCTCCTGATCCTATGGCAGTTGATTGGTTAAAGAGAAATGCATGGTTTCAACAGCCCGGTCACGAGGAGATGACTGGTTTTGCTGTTGGGCTGCATGAGAAGCTCGTTAAACAGGGGGTAGACCCTCGTAACAATCCGGGCTATTATGAACAGATAGATTCTGCCCTACAGGGGCAGTTTTCGGAATTCTTCGGGGAAGGCAGTACTCCTGCTAGTGAAACTCCGACTTCTCGAAGAACTCCGGTGGTCGCGCCGACTAAAAGGGGGTCAGGTGCATCGCCGCGCAAAGTGGAGTTGACTAGCACCCAAGTTTCTCTCGCTAAGAAATTGGGTATATCGCCTCAACAGTACGCGGTACAGCTTATGAAGGAGATGAGTAATGGCTGACGTTAGAG